GACTAACTCAGGGTCATACTTAAGAACAAGATCGTCCACCCATGACTCCGATAATTTCATAAAGAAATTACCATCGTTACGGGTCAGCGACCTTAACCTTAAGGTATCGCCCGAGTCCGCGTCTGAAAACGAAAAAGCATGTTCGCTTTCATCTTCCCCTGCTGCTAACAGACTATAATCTGTGTCGAACAGAAGTTGCGCGTCAAGCCAATCTTTGGTTTTACGTGTCTGACTGTACATCAATATAAACTTAGGTGTATTTTCTGAATCCGATAATAAAACGGAGACAGGTACATCCTTGGCGAAAATTGAATTTCGACCGATGAGTTTATCTGTTGACAGCCGGCAGAGGTTTAATCCATATGCTGACTTTGTTTTCCTATAGAAAGGAAGCGTCTCAAGGAATGTATCCTTGACACCGTAATTGACCTTGACGAAATTTGTTATTCTAAGGAAATCCCTAATTGAAGGATTCCTTGTCTTAACATAAAAGCCACGGACAAAAGTGCCATTATTAAAATCGGCACCACAGCTCTCGCGGAACGATGTCTCGATTGAGAACGACTTTTCAGCGTTCAATTTAAAACCAATCGATTCAAAGAACCGTTCAAACGACTTCCTTGCTCTACTTAAAGCGACAATTAAGTCATCGCCGTACGTAGATACTAAATATGCAATGCAACGATCTAAAGGTACTTCACTTAATGTGAAGCCCCAGTTCAAGAGAAATGCGACAGTCAAGGCAAAGAATATGAGGGATTCAAGTTCGAAAGTGAACGAGTATCCCATAGGAAAGCTCCGGTATGTATACCGTTGCCCCTTCCATTCAAAGCCCAAACACGACGATCTCTGCATCATGTCCCAAAGTTTTTGACATTGGGGTCTAGGTTTCCCTAGTAGAACCTCTTCCAAAATCGGAAAAGTTATTCTATCAGAAGCAGAAGAAAAGTCGTAGGTATCAAAGAAACTAGTCTTGGATGCTATCCAAGCAAGTACTTGATGATCCCGTGCGCACGTATCAAGATTATGATTGACGTTGCAAGACCTTATGCTCCGATACGCTTTACGTATCCATTCGCCTATACCTTTTTGTTTAGCTTTACGCAAAACAGAGGTTATAGTTATCACCCTATTCTTGTCGGCGTTCTTAGGCACTTGGTGAAGTTTATCCCAAGACCACGAAGAACTAACGGCTGTTTGCCGTATTTGTTCAGCGAGAGATGGCTCGAAAAACAATTCGAGATCGTCCAGCTCTCCGGCAAGTGACGAAAGCTTAGCTAAACGTGATTTGTAGGTCCGATATTTCCCATCAAAGGTCATATCGCCCGCA